AATATGAACATATTAACAGCAGAAGAATTTTTAGAAGAAATGGATAAAGATAATGATGACCTTAATTCTATTATTGAAAGAGCAATGATTGAATTTGCTAAAACGCATGTGGAAGCAGCTTTAAAATTAGCTAGTGAGAATGCAGAAATGGAATATGAACCAGATTGGTCAGGAGAACAAGAAGATATTACTTATATTAACAGAGATTCAATATTAAATGCTTATCCATTAACAAATATAAAATAATATGAAAAGAGAATTTGTACCCTACGAACAAGCATTAGCTTTAAAAGAATTAGGATTTGATGAACCTTGTTTTGGGTATTACAATGTCAGCAACCAAGAACTAATAGAAGACTTATCAAATAATAGAACAGGAAATGATGATTCGAGATGGGCATCAGCACCACTCTACCAACAAGCATTTAGATGGTTTAGAGAGAAGTATAATATATCCTACAGTATTGATTGGATGAGTAGAAGTTCAGAATTTTATAATGGGTATTATGTTCATTTTAGAGGGATTAATGATAATAAAATTAATCAAGAAAATTTTATAGTGTTGAATGATGAATTACCATCTAAAGGATATAAAGTTTATAAAACCTACGAAGAAGCAGAACTTGAATGTTTGATTAAGTTAATAGAAATAGTTAAAAACAATAACAAATGAAAACAATAACACTTGATGGGGTAGATTACAACTTAACTCCTATTGAAAAACAATCTAAGCCAATAATCTTAGAACAACATCTAAAGTTTGAAGTGTACCCTAAAGATTTGGGTCAACATAATTGGGAAGATGCGAAAAAAGTATGTGAAGATTTGGGTGAAGGATGGAGATTACCTACAAAAGAAGAATTGCATCTTATATGGCTCAATAAAGAGAGTATTGGGGGTTTTGCCGCTGCCTACTATTGGAGTTCTAGTGAGGGCAGTAGCTACTTCGCCTGGAGTCAGCTCTTTGCCAATGGCGATCAGGACTACGACAGCAAGAACTACCCAACCTATGTTCGAGCGGTTCAGGATGTAAAAATTTAAAATAAAACATATGAGCACATACATTTTAATTTACATTGCAGGATTTATAGTTTCTTATTATGGTCGGAAATTATTAGATGCAACACATGATTGGGAAAGTGTTGGATTTAGATTATTTATGTCTATTTTTAGCTGGGTATCTGTAGTGATTGGTATTGTTGTATTAATAGTATTTTTAATCCAAAAGTTTTTTCAAAACACTAAAATATTTAAAAACGAACCACCGAAATGGTTATAAAACAAAGATTATGAAGAACATACACAAAATAAATGAAAACATCTAAAGTAGGGTCATTCGCGATGAAAACTGAAACTCGATGAAAACTTATCGAATATAAATAGTTTTAAAGAGATTATCAATTTTGAAATTATTAGATTTTACTGAATTCGTTAATGAAGCTGCATTAAAACAACACTTCGAGGATCGGACCCGTCAAAGAATCATGAATTCGTTGATTGTTACCTTATCTGACAAGACGCTTACTTTATTAAGAGAAAATGGAATTTCTACAATAGAAGTTCAACCAAAAATAGCTGATCTAATTAGACAAGAGTTTGAAAGTAAGGTTAGAGTTATACAAAGAAATGATTTTGCTAATAGGCACGTTGCTGACATAATGTTGATTCCAATCATTAAGATTGGAAAGTTTGAAGCTCCGGTTAAAATGTCGGTTGAGTCAGTAGACATTGACCCAAAGACACAAAGGGAAATTATAAAGATATATCATGGCGAAATGATAGTCGGCTATATAAATCATAATGAGGCTGTAACGCTAAAAGTTTTCCCAACTTCGGTGTCTCATGAAGAACTCGCTAAGAATTCAAACGATCATCACATAAGAAAATTCGGAAGGACGGTAGACACTCAAGTTATTGAGCATGAGAGTTCAAAACTACTAATCTCAGTTAAGGAAGACGGTACTGTCGAAAAATTAGAAAAGGCGAGTGCCAATTTTAAAAAGATCGCTAAAGTCGAAAGCGAGTATACTCTTTCACCCGGTAGAATAATATCAGTATGGATTCCTTTCATGCGCGATTTCGTACCGGTTGAGATAGTTGAGGTCATGAACCGAACGAGTGCTAGAGCTGATGGATTTGTGAAAGTGTTAGTTCAATTACCGGACGGTCGTAAGGTTCCAAAAACTCTGAAACCTGGAGATCAAGTAAAGACTCCAGGTAAAGATGGAGACGGCCTCGTTGATAAAAAAGTAGCAGATTCACTATTCGTAGACTATGATAAACGCGGTGGAGAATTTGCCATTAAATTCACCTAAACTTTTCAATACTCAAGAGTATTATATAATCATAACTGGAACATAGAGCCTCGCTCTGTTCGTCTCGGGTTTACGAGCCCTTGAGTAATCGCATAAGGTTACGATGAGATGAGCAAAAAATAACATAACTACTATGTACCAACAAACAATCACAACCGGTGGTTCGACTGCAGTATTTAATACTTTTTCCAGTCAACCCCAACCCACTGCTCACATCACAAAGGGCAGAGGAAGACTAAAGACTTACGGTCAGTCAGTCTATCTAAAAGACAGTTCACATTTTGAAATTGAACTGCACAATCCAAAAACAACACCAGTTCTTGCAAAAATCTGGATAAATGGGAAACTATTATCGAATGCAGGAATTATCGTGAGACCGGGCCAGAGAGTCTATCTTGAAAGATTCATGGATGTTGCCAAAAAATTCAAGTTTGAAACTTACGACGTTGATACGTCAACTGGAACTGTTCAAGCAATCGCTGATAACGGCAAGGTCGAAGTGCACTTCTATGATGAAGTTTCTTATTGGTTAAACTGCACCTCAGGTTCGAATTTATGGCAGCAGCCATTTACGTACACGACCCACCAGTGGCCAGGCCATACTCTAACTTCTAATATTGGAGGTTCAGCTAATGCATTTTACTGCGCAAGTTCATTAGGTCCACAGGGCCCAGCTGGAATACCGGCTTCGATGGAGACCGGTCGAATTGAAAAAGGCGAAAGCTCTAGTCAAAACTTTGAATACACAGACGGTCAATACAATCCATGGAGCTGCACAACAGTTAAGTGGCAGATTCTACCTGAGAGCAAAAAACCGGTCGAGATTGGAGAAATCCGCTCTTACTGCACAGGCTGTGGCACGCGTCACAAAAAATCAAGCTGGAAGTTCTGTCCTAATTGCGGAACCTCAGCCTCAGAATAACAATTAGCCTAGAGCGAGGCTCAAATTGTTCCGATACCCCAGATAAATAAATTCAAATTATTTCACTAAAATGGAGACTAATACCAATACAATCTTAAGCTTTCAAGAGTTCGTGAAGCATAATGTGCAAGGTCAAGTTGGCACAGAAATGCCAGCGACTGAATTTGAGCCAATGCACGACGAATTTCCTACTCCAGTAGAAGAACCAACCATGTCTGAACCGGTTGGAGACGATATGCCTGTTCCAGCACAAGAGCCAATTAGCGATGAGCCTGAGACTGATTCAGCAGTTCACATGACAGACGATGAAACCGGAGAAGCTGATGCCCCTGTAGTTGATGCAAACGTCATGATGGATGACGAGCCTAAAAAAGACTAATTTTCCCAAATGAGTAGCGGAAGACGCAGAGAAGTCAATCATGATATTGACTCTATGATGAATGATATTTTAGATGCCCTTGACGTGATCAGGGACAAGATGCCAAACGGCGAGATCAAGTCAATACAAGATAAGATCGAGAATATTGAGTCCGCTCAAGAGGACATGCATGAAGATCTAAGACTCATCAAAAAGCAGCTATTAGATCCAGAAGACGGAATCGTTGTTCGAGTCAATAAGAACACCGAATTTCGTAAAAAAAAGGAAGACTCTGAGAAATCTTTTCAGGGTATCATTGACGAACATAAGGAACTAATGTCATGGAAGAGCACGGTTACCAAAATTCTGTGGATTCTGTTCACCGCAGTTGCCGGCATATTGGTTAGCATATTCTTTAAATCTGTGGAAAACTAATTTTTACAATCATTATTTTTAACTAAGTCCCCAATCGGGGACTTTTTTATTTTTATTGAGTATAATAATCTAAAATAGTAATATCATGTCAGACATAAGAGTCACAGTCGATGTCACCGAGTTGGTTGACGATCTGAACCTAAACGAAAAGCGAAAACTCGTTGAGTATCTAAAGGAGGATATGAAAGAGGCTTTTGATACTTCAATTCCAGATGGCGAATATCCGCCAAGCAATATTGAAGGCTCGACCTATGTCGATATTGATGATATTCTTTGGGAAGCAAGCTCATGGGATAAGCAGAGAATATATGATGATCTAAAAGAAGATTTTTGGGATGATGACCATCCTAGAACGCCAGAAGAGCTTTTCTCAGGCGGAACCCATTCTGAGCAGGAATTTGGTGCAGTGCTATATAAGCTTTGGGAAGATCGATACTTGTTAACTAACGAGCAAAAGGCAAGAATTGGGGCCATAACAAAAGAATCATTTGTATGAGAAAATACACCCTATTAACACTGGCCTTTGGTATGCTTGCAAGTTGTGCTGGCCAGTCTTCAGTACAGGTCGAAAAACATGCGATCGTGAGAGTCTTTAAAAAGAGGCCAGTCAGTATTCATGATGAAATTTCACCAAGATACTATGCTGTGCTAGATAATGGCGATACCGTACCAGTTCACGAACGTGCTAGATCATGTGACACCGTAACCTATAAATACTATCAATATGTGGAAAAGCGATAAAGAACTATACAACGAATGCATCGAGGCTAGGGCACTAGACTACATTGCGAATCATTCCAGTAAATCAGTAATTGAGTATCTTGAGTTCAATGCAGGTCCTGTGTTGCAGACTTGGATGTTCAAGTGTGGCATACGGAAAGTAACTGAAGATCTTGAACTTAAAATAATTTAAGAAAAATCATGAAAAATTTAATATTAATAATTGCGTGTTTGATTGCTCTTACCTCGCAAGCACAGACAAGATAGCTGAGATCAGCCTACCTGGAAGATGGTTGGTTTATGAAACTGGTCAAGTATTTCAAATTGACTCACTAGATAACCGCAAAAAAAACTAAACTATATGGCAGCAGCAAGTAATCACAACGGGGACATTGGGATCTGGATAGAAAAGGTAATCAATTCTTGCGAGACTCGACAACAGGAGACTACTGCTCGAAAATTAGTAAGCCTCTTTGAAACACGCTTGCTAAGAGAAGATAAAGGATTCCATAGCGAGTATACTAGATCGTTAAGAGGTTTATTGGATCAAAAGTTTTACACAAGACTTCAAAAAATACAAGAAGATGGCAACTCTAATTAAAATACACGAAGATGGCCGCGAAGAGTTCAAGGAACAGGGCCAGCGGATCGAAGCGATCGCATGGAACGAAGATCGTACATTCAAAGAGATCGTTGATTCCAAGCCAGTCGTGGGCTGTTCATTACTAGTAGGGTCAGTCACCGCCAGAAGTTACTCAAGTCAAGACTATTGGCTAACGACTAAAGTAACTGAAATAGTTGAAGAGAAGAAGGATGCCGACGGCTATTACGAGCTAATTAGATTTAAAACAGAAAATTCAGTATATGAGCTCAGAAGATAAAAGCATAATGGAAATCACTCACGGAATCGCGGCAGTAAAGCGAATCGGAGATTCGCAAGGAATTGATGTGCTACACTTTTGCGGGTATTTCGAAAAACCTAGCGCATCAGATTACGATTCCCTATTAAAGGAATTGACCGAGGATCCTGAGTTTGGACTCATTGATCAAAAATTCGAATTGATTGAGGCTTCTCAGGACCTAATAGATCAAATCAAGAAAGACTATGAAAGTAATATTCCTAGACCATGATGGTGTAATCTGCCTAGCAACCGAATGGGGCAGTCGATATAAAAAGCAGCGCTCGCACTTTACTGAAGCCAATCCTAGACAGGGGCTTGCTCAGAACGGGCCAGTTGAGGTTAGATTCGATAATTTTAATCAAAAGGCAGTTGACGTTCTTAACTCAATCATTGAAGAGACTGGTGCCGAAATCGTTGTAAGTTCGGATTGGACGAGATGGGCAACAGTTGAGGAGATGGGAGACTATTACGAGATGAAGGGCATTGTAAAGCGACCGATAGCATTCACACCTGACCTTAACGAGTGTACATGGTACAGCGAGAAAGTATTTGTATGGTCACCGAAATGGGATCTAGAACAAACTCGAGCTATTGAGATTAGGCAATACCTAATCGATCATCCTGAAGTTACACATTGGGTAGCAATAGATGACCTTAATATGGGAGCACCTTACACTGATGAAACTTGGGGTGAAACTGATCGAGAATGGGGACTCACGAATTTGGTCTTGACGCCAAGATCTCGAGAAGGAATTAAACAAAGTGGAGTCAAGGATAAAATTTTGAAATTTTTACAATAAACATAGTATAATAACTAAAAGAAACATGGAAACTCAAGGAATAATTGAAAAAATCGCGAGGGAAGCCGCTGAAGAAACGGTTCAGGCTCTGGCTTTAGCCCAACAAATGGGAATGGTCTCTTCTCAGGAAGAGCTAACTGTATTAATAGCTTCTGGAATAGAAACTGCTCTAGAAGAATACGTGATTCAAATCGAAAACCAATCAAAGATAATTATAAATGAAACTGGAAGTATTCGAAAAGATAATAACTCTAATTAAGCAACATAGTGAACGCAGCTTTAAACTTGCGGAAATGGGAGTTGACCTAATCAACTACGAAGATGCATACTCTGGCGCAATAACTCTGTTGTTCAATGCATATTATGGAAGTGATGGAGAGGATTGGATAAGCTGGTACCTTTACGAAAGAGAAAGTTTTAGTGGTGAAATTTTGCAAGCTCGGGACAAGGACGGTAACGAGATTTGCTATGATATTCCAAGCCTATGGAAATATGTTGAAGAGCTTAGATGCGCGGATGATTTCGTTGAGTACGAATTACCTGAGAAAAAACAGATCGATGAAAACTTCATAATTAATTTAATTGGCGGGTTTTTCAACGGAGAAGGTCAAAAGTAACGGTTTGCAGATACCCGAAGGAGGGGATTACGAATCACAAAATTTAATAAAATGGAAGAATATAAAAATTTAGAACAAAACTTGGATAAGAGTAATGAAAAATTACATATATCTGATGTTAGTGATAGTATTTCTTTTAAAACGAAGGATTACGAAACAGCTAGAGTAAAAGTTGGTGAAACTAATATAAGTATAAAAACAACAAAACGTAATGGAACTTTCAATACGATATACATCGAAGAAGGACAACAACTTTTTGACTACTTAAAGAAATATTATCACTAACTTATTAATATAAACATGAAATTTAAAAAACAATTTTCAGATAGTATTAAGAAATCTATCCATAGATTCAAAAGACTTTCTCAACAAACTAGCATCAAGGCGTATAGGCTGTTAAATCCAACTAGTCCAGTTGAGACTATTTCAGGAGAAGCTGAAAGAGACGCAGCGTTCATTTTCAGAAAGATGATTAAGCGCCAGGAAAGCGATCTATTAATAAGCCCAATCTCTCAGAACCAATACGTTAGAAACGATGAAAAGAAGATCTTACTAATTTTAGACAAGTATGAGCTGACTGTAATCAATAGCGTAGTTAGCTACAACATCCGAATCTCTCAAAGGACTAACAAAGCATTGAATGATGCATTTAATATTGAACTCGAAAAGCGTAGACTTGAAATGGAATTAAGTTTCAAAGAAAACGTTAAGCACTCTTTAAAAACGATATTAGTAAAAATAGATGAATAAATTTACACGACTCACGGCGTTCGGCTCAACAATACTAATCAGTATTGCAGTGCTGGCAATTTCAATAATATATTTTGGAATAAAGGAAGCGGTTGACAGCAAGCCGCTACTAAAAAAGGATCAACCTACTGACGTAATCGACACGGTTAGAATTGAAAGAATTATTGAAAAACCAGTACATGATACTATCTGGATTGAGGTACCTTGTTCAAGGAGACACTGGGATAATACACAAATTATTAATAAGAGTCAATCGTTAAATCGATTAGATTCAATTCAAAAAGACACACAAATTAACAATGGATATTAAATTCGAAGACTCTTTTTCAAAGAGCATAAAGACGCTAGTACGACACAATACGTGGTGGTACAAAACTTACGATATGATCAGATATGACATTCCTAGATTTGTTAGGAACGTCTGGTTATTTAGGAAAGCCCTATGAATACTTATTGGTGGGACCATCACGGTCCGTTAATACATCTGCAAATCGCACTTGACCGAATGGCGGACCGATTTGAAACTCGAGGCCTTGAGGTTGACGAGAGTCGATTAAAAAAGGTCGCTAGCATGCGTAGAGCAGCACAACTTATCAAGAACTACAATGAGGATCTCTACATAGAAATGGCAGAGTCTGAACTTGGAGAATTAGTGTTACATGATATTGAATTTGAGCCTGCGCCTGATCATCCAAGCTGTTATCAATTGGTAGACAAGGACACGCCCGAAGAAAAGGAACACAATCGTAAGGTTTTCGACAGAGCTCGTAAGATCGGAGAGGCGGAATGGGCTGAGCTTTGGGAAATATTAAAGGGCCAAGACTACGAAAAATTCAAAAATAGCGAAGAAATGAGCTGGGATAGTCAGTTCGACGGTAGCGGGCTTCGCGGCTGGTGGGATTAAAATTTAGTATAATAATTGTATATGACAAAACAAGCGAATAAACCAGGAAAGACTCCAATGTTAGATTCATACGGTAAGGACTTAACTCAATTAGCAGTCGAGGACAAGTTGGATCCAGTAGTTGGTAGAGAAAAAGAAATTAAGCGATGCAGTCAAATTCTAGCTCGTAGAAAAAAGAATAATCCAATCCTGATTGGCGAACCCGGAGTCGGTAAGACTGCTATCGTTGAAGGTTTGGCAAAGATGATAGTGGACAGAACTTGCCCACGAGTTCTTTTTGATAAAAAGATCATTTCGCTTGAACTTGCGAATCTTGTGGCAGGTACAAAGTATCGAGGTCAATTCGAAGAGCGAATGGAGCAGATAATTGATGAGGTTCAGCAGAATCCAAATATTATTCTATTCATTGATGAAATCCATACCTTGATTGGCGCCGGTTCCGCAAGCGGTTCATTAGATGCAGCGAATATCCTAAAACCTGCACTTTCTCGAGGACAGATTCAATGTTTGGGAGCAACGACTCTTGATGAGTTTAGAGGTTCAATTGAAAAAGATGGTGCGCTAAATCGTCGTTTTCAGCAAGTGATGGTAGAACCATCAACGCCGGAACAATCACGCCAGATCATCGAGAATATCCGATCTAAGTACGAAGATCATCACTCAGTCCAGTACACAGATGCGGCACTTGATGCATGTGTCAACTATAGTGATCGTTACCTACAGGACAGGTTCTTACCTGATAAAGCAATTGATTTGATGGATGAAGCTGGTTCAAGTGTTCACATTAACGGAGTAGTCGTACCCGATTCAATCAAAAAGCTTGAAGAAAAACTTGTTAAGGCTACTGCTCGAAAACAAAAGGCCGTCGATTCACAACAGTACGAAGAAGCTGCTAGATTAAGAGATGAGGCTCTTTCAGTACAAAAAGAAATAGATGAAGATAAGCTCAAATGGGAAGATTCGTTAAAGATTAATCGATTAACTGTTACTGAAGAAGATATCGCACAAGTGATCTCAACTATGACAGGCATTCCAATCACTAGACTAACTGGCTCAGAATTGGAAAGACTTGCAACCATGGCAAAATGGTTAGAATCAAGAGTCATTGGCCAACCGGAAGCGGTGCTTAAATTAACTAAAGCAATTCAGCGCTCTAGAGCAGGCTTAAAATCCAAAAAGAGACCAGTTGGAACATTCATGTTCTTAGGCCCAACTGGAGTAGGTAAAACTGAATTAGCAAAGCAACTTTCCAAATTCATGTTCGGTTCAGAGGATGCAATGATTCGAATTGACATGTCAGAATACGGAGAAAAGTTCAATGCTACTAAATTATTGGGAGCTCCTCCAGGCTACGTTGGTTACGAGGAGGGAGGTCAATTGACCGAGCGTGTAAAGCGCAAGCCTTACGCAGTTGTTTTATTAGATGAAGTTGAAAAAGCTCATCCTGATATTTTCCACACTCTATTACAAGTATTGGACGAAGGTCACATGACTGACGGACTTGGCCGTAAGATTGATTTTAAGAATACGGTGATCATCATGACTTCAAATCTAGGAGTTAAAGAGTTACACGAGTTTGGAAATGGAATCGGCTTCTCAACTGGCAGTAACTACGAAAAGCAAAAAGAAATTGCAGCTGGTGTTTTAAGAAAAGCGGTTAGCAAACAATTCGCGCCAGAATTCATAAATCGCTTGGACGATATTATTATATTCGAATCTCTTAAGAAGGACGATATTGCCAAAATCGTTGAGACTGAATTAGTTGATCTTTACGAAAGGGTAAAAGAAAACGGGTACTCGGTTGAATTAACGAAAACTGCAAAAGAGTTCTTGATTGAAAAAGGTTACGATGAAAAATTCGGAGCACGACCCCTAAAGAGAGCTATTCAAACCTATGTTGAGGATCTAATTGCTGAAGCCTACATTGACGGAAAAATCAAAGATGGTGATCACTTAGTGATCACATGTAAATCAAAAGAAGAAAAACTATCAATTAAGTAATGAAGATATTAGTTATAGGAGAAGACTGCGCTGACGTATTTGAGTACGGTACCTGCACTCGACTTAATCCAGAAGCTCCAACTCCGATTTTCGTATCAGATAGAATGGTACAAAACCGAGGAATGGCAGGCAACGTATACACCAATCTGACCAGAATTTGCCCAATCTCTTGGAAAATCGAGTTCTGTCGTCAGCCTGCAGGCGATATAGTTAAGCACAGGTTAGTTGACACCGCTTCCAATTATATTATATTAAGAGTCGATAAGGACGGTCCAGTTGATCCATTCAGGCTGACCCCGGATGTGATTACTCGAATACATGAAGCGGACATTGTGGTTATCTCAGATTACAATAAGGGTTTCTTAACAGAAGAAGATCTATTGGATATTGCATGCATTGCAAAAGTAAGCTTCATTGACACAAAGAAGCCCTTGGGCAAATGGGCAAAGGAATTTGACTACATTAAGATCAATAAAAAGGAATTTGCTAACCCAGCTCACGATAAAAAGTTCATCAAGGATAACTTGGATAAAATAATCGTTACTAAAGGAGAAGATGGCGCACAGTTAGGTAAAGTCACGGTGATGCAAACACGAAAAGTTGAAGTCAAGGACGTCTCTGGGGCAGGGGACACATTCTTAGCAGGTCTGGTTGCTAACTACGCTAAGACTTGGGACATAATTGAGGCAATTAAATTCGCAAATCAATGCGCAGGCGAAGCAGTTTCGCATAAGGGTGTCGTTTCTGTTGGCCTATCCATATAAATAATCAAAAATATCCATAATTAAATGGGAAAGTTTGGTAACAGGAGAATACCTAAATTCATGATGGGAGAGCCGATTCCAGAATCACACGAGGGAAGAGCAATTCATCCGACAATACTATCATTAAGTGGTCATGGCGATGATCATGCCATGATCGTAATAAAAACACAGGACGGCCAAGAAGTTGAGTTAAGATTTGACTATGATGGCGATGGAATGTTAACCGCTCAACACGGAGATCACGAATACTCGATTCCGGTTGAAGTTGAAATAGTTTCCGGCATGGACGAACTAGATGAAGCAAAGAAAGGTAAACCGGATCATCTAGATTTTGATCAAGATGGAGATGAAAAGGAATCCATGAAAAAAGCTCTTCAGGACAAGAAAAAAGGCAAGGCTGCAAAAACATTTGAAAGCTTTGTAACCGAATGCTGGAATCCAATGGAAGAAGGTTACAGTCCAGCAATGTCAGAAGAGGCAAAACAGGCCATCAAGAAAGTTTGCGAAAATATCTTGATTAAAGAGGCTCAAATGTGCGACGAAGATAAGGACACAATGCATACGTACGAGAATTACTTAAACGAATGCGGCTCTTACATGACCGAGTGCATGATGGAATCTGCTGCAAACCTAAAGGTTAATGAATCTACTGCATACTCTTGCGATACTTGCGGAGAACGTGCAGAACATGAAGAAATCGAAGAGAATCCTAGAATGAGATGCTCTAACTGTGGAGACAGTAACTGGAGCCCAGAATACTAACATTGACTAATTAAGTGAATGAGCCCGATTCGTCGGGCTTTTTTATTTTGGCTAGACCCGAATAAATAATCCTATGAAAGAACATGCTACAAATATGGCAAGCAGCACAGGTACAGTACCGGCAGCGGCTTTCACCCAAAGTAATGATCCGAATATTCAACCGTCTCCGATTAATATTCACATGGGTGGAATTCCGAATCACTGGTTATCGACCCAGCCAATTTCAAGAAGGGACATGAAAATGAATAATACTCCTGGGATTGGAGCGAACCCAAAGACCTCTAAAGTACTAACATTCAACGAATTCGTGGATGGAATATTTGAACCTGGTCCAAGCAATGATAAATAATAAAAATTGACAAATACTATGAGTAATAAACTTTTAAACTTCGATTCATTCGTAAAAGGTTCTAAATTAGGTGAACCTAAAACTGCACTTGATGTTAAAGCGGCAGCTCCAGTAAAAAAGGAGAAATCAATTGACCAGGTTAAGCGCGCGAGCCTATCTACTGGAATAAAGTCAACTGAGCCAGATTACACCAAGACTAAGAGCGCTCCAATACAGGAAGCGGCAACTGACACCCAAGCTGAGATTGATGCAATCAATGCAACTCGTGAACTTAGAAAGGAGCTAGCGACTGCTGATACTGACGACAAACGCCTTTCGATCTTGAATAGAATTAAACAGGTGCAAACTCAAATAGAGCAAAAGAATAAGGCTAGTAAACCTATCTAAAAATACACAGGTCAAATGACTTTAGACGAACTAGTACTCGACATACAAGAGGAATTAACATTTGCGAAAGCCTTACCGTATTCTATTCCTGAAAAGGAAATACAGCGTATCATCACTAATGCTGAGAGATACTTTCACGATAACTGGAGACATGCAGTTGAGGCCAGATACATGATGATTCCGACTGAAGTGTTTAGACACCCTCAGTTTAAGAAGGAGAGAACGATTCAGTTACCTGATTGCGTTGCATTCGTGCATGAAGTAAAAGAAGCAAAGGGCACAAGCTCAATGTTTGGAACAATGGATGCGGATTTCGCGGACAATAAGTTCATTGGCTCAGAAGTATTCTTATCGCCGTTCATTGGTGAATCTATCATGTACAGAACGGTAATATTTTCATTCTTGGATCTGGTTAAAGGATTCACGATTGATACATTAGCCTATGACTACAATAAGAACTCTAGAAAACTAATGATCTTAGGTAGAACTCCAGCATCTAATGCAGTAGTGTTACAAATTGCAAAAAAGGTTCCGTCTGAGGATCTTTACAATGATGAACTATTTCAAAGATATGTGAGAGCTAAGGCAAAGTTAAGACTTGGAGATTTATTGACGACATTTGACTACAATTTGCCTGGTGGAATCAAGCCGAATTACACGAATCTTGTGACTAAGGCTGAGAATGAGCTTAACCAGGTAATTGAAATGATGAAAGGTGAAAATACCGCGGACTTTTTGTTCTTCGCTAGATGGTAATTAATATATGCTAACTACTCAACCAATAGGAAAAGACTTTTACTTAAGATCGCCAGGAGATCCTAACTACACAGCTGACACATTTGAATCAAATGATTCCCTAGAGAATGCGGTTCAACAGGTCAGAATGGTGTTGCTGACTAGAGCCGGCGAAGTGCTTGGTGAAGATATTGGATTCAACGCTGAAAAGTATCTCTTTGAGTTTGAATTTTCCAACCTAACCGAAATGGAGTCAGAGGCGAATGCTCAAATTGCTGAATTCGTCTTATTGGCAAAACCTTATAACATTGACGCTCGAGTATTCACTCTCGACGATATCGCAGATCCTTACAAAGTGGGACTTGGTCTTGACATTAAGATTAATGGCACGTCTGCATTCGCTACGCTATTTGACCTTTAATCCATGCGGCTAAATCAGTACGGTCAAGGTGATCTAATGACTCCTAGACAGAAGTTAATTCGATTAAATAGAATACGCATTAAGATCCTTTTATCCTCGCCATGATCCTCTGGGGATCCTCGGTAATATTAAAGGTTAATTATAATTGGCCCTTAGCTCCTACTTCTGATGAAGTTTCTCCAGAAGGAGCGGTCTCTGCTGCTGGGGCAGCAGCAGCACCAGCAGTTGAAGAACCGGTTGCGCCTCCGCCACCAGCAGCAGCTGCAGCTGCGCCTTCAGCCGTAGCTTGATAGCTCTTGTTCTTAGAGATATCCTCATCGCTAAGCTTCAAGTATTCCTTAATCAAATATTCGGTTGAGAAGTAAGGTTGGTTTTCATCATTAACTACAGCTTTCATTGCATTAAGGGTCGCAAGACGCTTGTTAAGTAGCTCTTGATTCTTGATTTCTTCAAATACATTATCATCATGCCATGTTAAACCAACAGCATTCGCGAATCGATGATCGGACTTAAGGTCTTTCACGTCCAAACACATTTGCAAGTAAAGAGGTTTAGTCATAAGCTCTTTGAATGCTGAACGTAGACGTTTAATAAATTTGTTGTATCGGATTTCCTCTCTTGAGATTCCTTCAGCATTCATCGTGTAAGATCCTTGATTTTCAGACCAACGAGAATACGGCAATTTAGAATCAAGTTTTAACTTATCTTGGAAGTACTTTAAGAGCTCAGAGCCTGATAAGTTTGGTCCAGGATATTCAAGTGCCTCAATCTCGATCGATTCACCACGATCGTTTTTAGGCAAAACGTAGTTCTTATAGAATAGGATATTTGGCTTACCGTCCACCATTAATTCTCCAGAACTTCCGTCAAACGAAATGTCTTCCTTTAGCGTGTTTGTGAATTCTCGAACGTCCTCTTTTGCCTTTTGCATTGACTTGGTTCCAACCGGAACAGTTGTCTTTAAACGAATTGGAGCATTCATTGTATGCCAAATGACTTTAGAATGCTCAATTAAACGTAATAGGTTAAATGAACGAATCAGACGCTCAACGAAACTAACTCGTTTTGTTCTAAATTCGTTTGAGTACGAGATGTAAATGATCTGTGAATCGGTCAAGGTACGATTCATTCGATTGATTGGGTCACGTTGAGACCATTGTAGGTAAATACGACCGCTTGAGTCCTTTTTGACTTCTGGGTAAAGAGTGGATGGATCCAATTCTTTGAAACCAATAATATCCTTGGGGTTGGTCAAGTTATCGTAAATGATTTCAAAAGCCAAGTGACCTTCGATTAGCCATTGATAAAAGTACTGCCATGCAGAAATACCTCGGTCAAAGCCCCATGCATTATAGATCTTTTCAAAATTCTCTTGGTACTTGTCCAAGATCTTTTGTTGGTAATTCAACCTTTCGTCCTTGTTCTTTCCACGATAGTTGATTTCCCCAACCAGGTCGTTTGGATAACAGAAACGATTATCTTGGTCAAATACGATTGCATCATCCGCTATTGTTTCAATAATGAATTCAATCTCGCCGTTTGATGCAAGATCACGAAGACGTTCTCTTTTTTGAACGTAATCTAATTGAAAGAATGCAATTGACTTGTTCTTGAGTGAAGACGTAGTGTCCGATAGAGCAAGAGTTGCTTTCATTAGGTCATCGCCTAGTGCATTGTTGAATCCAGTTAACTGACCCTCAATGTAACCAATTGCTTGGGAATTCTTAACGAGTAGATCATCGTACTTCATACCGAATCGGCTGAGTGCGGTTAAACCTGATCTAAGTCCTCTTACTGGATTGCTATCTAAAAATCCTGCCATTTATTTATGTGTTATGTTATTTCAAAAAGTCTGAAATTCGTGATCTTGTCGCAATAGATTCATCACGAGAGTAGTTAACTTCTCCGATTTTTGGCACGGTCGGCCAATCTATTAAGCGCAAGTAGCGCATTTCTTCTCTGTTATATTTATCAACCAGGAACTCAAATTTAATACCTGAATATGGGCTGATGTTCATTATGAAGTCTTTATTCACCGAGCCAAAGGGATTCATTTCTGGCTGTCTGATTCTTTTTTGATACTCTATGAACTCTCCCTTACTGTCAGTTAAGTTAGACAGTACCGGTAGAATTCGATTTAGGTAGGTCTGGATGAACTTTCGTCTTAATTGTTGTGGCATTACTTTGAGGTTCAAGCCGAATTGAATTGGCCCACTGTGCCCTAACGAAATGAATATTGGATAGTTATCGATGTAGGGTTTAACTTTATCACTTTGGCCGGACGTATAATCGTCTAGGCTCGGTAAGCCGTCATTTCCATTAACTGTTTTCGCAACAAACGTATAGACATGGCCGGGAATCAAGATTGGAACCTGCATGGATTCTTCAACGAATCTGTAATTTGGACCAGCCTGAGTAAAATTCTCGACCTTGCCAGTTTTAATGTATTCTTTTATTTGCTGTATTGCCATTACTATCTTTTATATCGATTTGAACAGAAAG